CAGACCATCACAGGCACCTTCACCTGTTCAGCAGGCACCAACGCCACCATGCGTCACTTCGTTGGCTCCATCCTCGGCATCACACGCACGCTAACCTGCGCGGCTGTGTCCTTGACCGACGTTGACTTCAGAGACATCACCATAGCCGGTGCAGCAGCGCCAGCGACGGGCACGCGCCTGGGCGATTGCAAAGGCAACAGCGGCATTACGTTCACGGCTGCGGCGAACAAGTATTGGAACCTTGCTGCTGGCGGCAACTGGGGTGGTGCTATTGGCTGGGCTACGTCAAGCGGCGGCACACCAAACATCAACGACTTCCCGTTGGCACAGGACACCTGCTACTTTGAAGCCACAGGACTGAACAGCGGAGCTACCATCACCATCAACCAGGGCTACAACATCGGCACCATCGACATGTCGGCTAGGACGACGAATACGATGACGCTAGCCTGTTCGTTAGTTCCTAGTTTATACGGCAACTGGCTTAACGGAACAGGGACAACGCTCTCCGGTGTTGGTACTATTTTGTTCGTCGGTCGCGGTAACCAAACAATAACTAGCGCAGGCGTTGCATATGCGTTTGTGTGTAGTGTCAACAGTATTGGCGGGTCAGTTACACTACAAGACGCTTTTGTCGGTGTAAGAGGCATCGCAGTTAATCTCGGTATTTTTGACGCAAACGGGTATAGTGTTACTGTCTCGACAGCTACTATCGAAACATCTGTAGCAACTACAAGAACTATTGCCGTGGGGTCAGGAACATGGACTCTTGGCAGTTCTGGGACGGTTTGGAATGCAACAACCTCCACCAATCTCACCGTCACCGGCACCGGCACCATCAGCCTCACCTCTGCATCAGCCAAAACCTTCGCAGGCGGCAGCGTAGCCTACACCAACATCACCCTCAACCAAGGCGGCGCAGGCACGCTCACCATCAGCGGCAACAACACCTTCGCCAACATCACCAACACCTACAAGGCCACTGGTGCCACCACCATCGCCTTCGGCACAACGACACAGCGTGTTGGCAACTTCACCGCTGCTGGTGAAGCCGGAAGAGTGTTGACGCTGACAGGTACGTCTGCCTCATCCCCGGCGACGCTGGTCTTGACCTCAGGCGCGGTGACCACGCCTGACTACCTGACGATCACGGGCATTCGCGCCTATGACTTGACCACAACGTGGTACGCCGGAGCGAACTCAACCAACAACGGGTCGCTGGGCTGGTACTTTGAGTCGGCAACGCCGCCGCCGGTAGTCACGACCGGCGTGTTCTTGATGTTCTGCCGGTGGTGATTGGGTACAGTTGGAGGCCACTTGGTGGCGAGAAAACATGAGCTTGAACATGCAACAGAAGGCCGATCTGACGGCGGAGGCGATGAAGGCCGCTCCGCCTGTCACGGTGGCTGGCGCGACCGTCGCCGGCATCCAGGTGAACGATCTGATCCTGTGGGCCACGTTGGTCTATGTGGTGCTGCAGATCGCGTTCTTGCTGTACAGGTGGCACAAGATGCACACGACCAAGAAGGGAGAAAGTAATGGACCTGACTGATCTGCGCACGCTCAAGGCCCAGGCGGCGGTTGAGCTTCAGAGGCTTGAGGCCCAGGCTACGGCAAAGGAGGTCGCTGCCAAGTCAATCGGCAAGACGGCCATCATCTGGATCTTCCTGCTGGTGCTTGTGGGCGTGGTGTCGTCGGCCTTCTTGGCATCTGAGGCGCTGCCGGCCGTGATCGGACTGGTGGCCACGGCCACGATGGCTTTGATCCAGATGGTCAACGGCATCGTGAACGAGGCCAAGAAGGAAGAGAAGCCGGAGATCACGATCATCAAGGAGTTGATCAGCCGGCTGGACAAACCTGAGCGTCAGGAGCCGACCATGAAGGTCAACGTCGAAGGCGACCGTGTCACCGTGCAGCGCGGTGATGATGTCATCTCCACCAAGGGGTAACCATGCTCTCTCTGCTTTCGACCCTCGGTGGCCTGCTGATCAGCGGCCTGCCCAAGCTGCTGGAGTTTTTCCAAAACAAGTCTGATCAGAAGCACGAGATTGCCCTGGCGCGTCTGCAGACCGAGCGAGAGCTCCAGCTTGCGGCTCAGGGGTACGCCTCCCAGGCCAAGATGGAGGAGATCCGCGTCGAGCAGGTGGCAATGCAGACCGAGGCGCAGATGACCGAGGCGGCGCTCAGGCACGATGAGAAGGTGCTGGAGAAGGCCAGCCGCTGGGTTGCCAACTACGTCGGCACGGTGCGGCCGACGGTGACCTACATCTTCATCATTGAGTTGGTGCTGATCAACGCTGCTCTGACGCTGTACGTCTGGAAGCATCCGGGTCTGATCCAGTCGGTGGATGACCTGATCCGGGTGACGGCGATCATCTTCAGCGAGGACGAGATGGCCATGCTGGGCGGAATCATCGGGTTCTGGTTCGGCAGCAGGCAGTGGAGCAAGAAGTGAAGCTGAGCCCGGAGGGCGCTGCGCTGATGCACCGGTACGAGGGCTACAGGACAAAGCCGTACCTGTGCCCGGCGCACATCTGGACGGTCGGGTACGGGCATGTCCTGTACCAAGACCAGATTCAGCTTCCCATGGTTCGCAGGGAGGGGTATGAAGGCTTCATCAGGCGGGATTACCCGCTACGCCCGGAGCACAACCGTGTCTGGTCCAAGGAAGAGATTGATGCGCTTTTCGACGCTGACGTCGCTGCTTTTGAGCGAGGTGTTCTACGTCTGGTTCCCGGCTGTGCTGGTCGTCAAGGGCGGTTTGACGCTCTGGTCTCTTTTGCGTACAACGCCGGTCTAGGCAACCTGCAGCGCAGCCAGATCAGGATGAAGGCCAACCGCGGCGACATTGAAGGGGCGGCTGACGCGTTCATGCAGTGGACGAAGGCCGGCGGCCGGGAGCTTCCCGGGCTTGTGAGGCGGCGTACGGATGAACGTGCGCTGTTTCTGAGATGAGCGCAGTCAAGACCGATCCTGCCAAGTGGAAGCGCATCGTCGCCAACGTCAAGGCGTCTGGCAAAGGGGGCTCTCCAGGCCAATGGAGCGCCCGTAAGGCGCAAATGGCGACTCAGCAATACCAACGTAGCGGCGGGGGCTACAAAGGCCCTCAGAGGGCGGATAATGCCCTGGCGCGGTGGACGCGCGAGGACTGGGGCACGCGCTCAGGGAAACCGTCCACCCAGGGTTCTGAAGCGACCGGAGAGCGGTACTTGCCAAAGGCGGCACGCGAGAAGCTGACACCTTCTGAATACGCGGCCACCACCAGGGCAAAGCGCGAAGGAACCAAGCGCGGGCAGCAGTATGTCCCGCAGCCTGAATCGATCAAGAAGAAGGTGTGGTGATGCCTGCGGTAGTGATGACCTACGACAGTCTGGTGCTGGACATCCGGAGCTACCTAGAGCGCACCGACGCGTCTACGCTGGAGAAGATCCCGACGTTCATCATGCTGGCTGAGCAGGTGATCGCCACGGAACTGAAGTTCCTCGGCAACCTGACGGTGGCCACAAGCACGATGACTCAGGGTCAGGCGACGATCGACAAGCCGGCCCGGTGGCGGAAGACGGTCTCCATCAACGTCACGGTAGCCGGAGAGCGCAGGCCGGTGCTGCTTCGGAAGTACGAGTACCTGCGGGAGTATTGGCCCGATCCCGCTTTGACGGACACGCCGCTGTACTACTGCGACTACGACTACACGCACTGGCTGGTGGCGCCGACTCCGGCTGCAGCGTACAACTACGAGGTGCTGTACTACGAGCGGTCGCAGCCTCTGGACAAGTCGAACCAGACGAACTGGTTCACTCAGTACGCGCCCCAGGCGCTTCTGTACGGGGCTCTGCTGCAGGCGATGCCGTTCCTGAAGAACGACGAGCGCATCCCCATGTGGAAGGCCCAATACGATCAGGTCATGCAGGTGCTGAAGGTCGAGGACGTCGCCCGCATCGGTGACCGCCAAACCATTGCGAGGGATGCATGAGCTTCAACAGCCCGTTCACCGGCAACGTCATCGTTCCGACTGACGTCTCCTACCGCAGCATCACGCTGTCGGCCAACACGACCCTGGAGTGGCCGGTCAACGGCAACGCGACCGCGAACTATGCGGCGCGGATCATGAACGTCACGGCCACCTCGGGTGGGCTGGTGCTGCGCATGCCGCCGGCCAACCAAGCGTCCGTCGGGCAGGATGCGCTGATCCGCAACGTGGGCGCCAACACGTTCACCGTGGCCGACTACGACGGCAATGTCATCATCGTCGTCGCGGCTGGCGAGGCGAAGTACATCTATATCACCACCAACCCTGATGAGGCTGGAACCTGGGGCATCATCGCCTTCGGCGTGGGAACTTCGACGGCCGACGCGGCGAGCCTGGACGGGTACGGCCTGACCACGATTGGGTCGACGCTGAACTCTGCCTATCCGGTGCAGAGCTTCTCGTCTAACTACACCGCGGTGGTGGCCGATCGAGCGAAGACGTTCGTCTGGACCGCCGGGGCCGGCACCCTGACGCTGACTTCGTCAGGCACCTTGGGCGACAACTGGTTCATCTTGGTCCGCAACAACGGCACGGGCACGCTGACCATCGCGCCGTCTGGCGGCGATCAGATCAACTCGGCGGTGTCCTTGGCGCTTCAGCCGGCGGATTCGGCCATCATCTGCTGCTCGGGCTCGGCGTTCTTCACCGTTGGGGTGGGCAAGAACACCGACTTCAACTTCAGCCAGAACACCAAGGCGGTCACCTCCGGCTCGTACGTGCTGACGGCCTCGGAGGCTTCCAACCCGATCCAGAAGTTCACGGGCACGCTGACGGGCAACGTCACGGTGACGGTGCCTCAGACCATCGCCGTCTACTACGTCACCAACCAGACGGATGGCACTGGGGCCGGCTATACGGTCTCCTTGACCACGGGTGTTGCGGGCAGCGCTGGGGCGACTATTCCTGCCGGGCAGCAGGTTATCCTCATCTGCGACTCTCAGAGCCTCTACAACGCCTCTACGATCGCCGCAGGAGCGTCTGTCTTGTCGTTGGACGACGGGACCGTCTCGTCGCCTTCGCTGAACTTTGCCAGCGAGCTTACGACTGGCGTTTACCGTCCGGCGTCTGGACAGTGGGGCGTCACCATCCTTGGAACGCAGCGGGCGCTGCTGCAGGCATCGGGCTTGACGATCACGGGAGGCATCGGAGCCACGGGCAACCTGACTGTAGGGGGAACGTCGACGCTGTCGGCCCTGACGGCTTCCACTGCCCTGGCGCTGGACGGCAGCAAGAACGTCGTGTCGGTGACGAACACCGGCACCGGCAACAACGTTCTGGCCAACTCTCCGACGTTGACGACGCCTAACCTCGGCACGCCTTCTGCCGTGACGCTGACCAACGCCACAGGTCTGCCGCTGACCACGGGGGTGACGGGTACGCTGCCTGTTGGAAATGGCGGCACCGGGCAGACCTCGTACACCGACGGTCAACTGCTGATCGGCAACACGGCCACCGGGGGCTTGTCCAAGGCGACCCTGACGCAGGGCAGCGGTGTCACGATCACCAACGGCAACGGGACGATCACGATTGCGTCCACGGGTTCTGGCGGAACCGTGACCTCTGTTGACCAGACGTTCACCGGTGGTTTGATTTCCGTCAGTGGCGCCCCCATTACCGGTAGCGGCACTTTGGCGCTGACGGTGGCCGGTACATCTGGTGGCATTCCGTACTTCAGCAGCGGCTCGACTTGGGCGTCTTCTGCCGCGCTGTCAGCCAACGCCTTGGTAGTTGGGGGCGGGGCCGGTGTA